GTCGGCGTTAGTCACCGGTCAGCGCATCATAGACGTCCCGCAGTCGCGTGCGCAGGAAAAGCACCGCCTTGTGCTTACGCGATAACAGCGCCTGCTCGCTGGCCCCGGTTTCCTCTGCCAGCATTTTTATGCTGTATCCCTGGAGCTCCGTTTTTTCAAAAACCTCGCGCTGAGGCGGCGGAAGTTCAGACAGCGCCTGACCCAGTTCTTCCCACAGCAGCGTTTTGAGGTACTCCTCCTCCGGCGTATGCGGGACACCGAACAGGGTTTCCGCCAGTTCATCTTCGGGGAAGTCCTCATCATCATCCCCGGAAAAATATCCTGAAAGAGAGACCTCACGTTTTTTTCGTGCCCGGTCCGTCATCTCATTACGCGCCGCGCGAAACAGCCAGGCGGCGACGTTTTCGACCGGCTGCTCCACTTTCATCAGCTGATAGGTGACTTCCTGCAAAATATCGTCGGCATCATCGCGCACGGACGTTCGTCCGCGGATAAAGGCTTTCAGCCGGGCGCGGCAGGCATTAAGCGCCGACATCAGCAATGACTCTCCCGCCAGCCCGGTTTTCATCTCGCTCACTCTGCTTCCGGCGTTTTCGGCGCGCTGTCGTCGCGTTTATCTTCGCGATGACCGTGCCAGCCGCAATGCCCGCGACCATGGCGACCAAAGCCTTCGCGACGCTGCTGAATAAACGCCTCACGCTGCTCGGGGGTCATGTTCATCCAGCGTTCGTGCATACGACGGTGCGCGCCGAACATCCCCGGGCGGAAACCCAGCCCGCCGAACAGGATCCGGCTTAATACCAGAATTCCCAGCGCCTGCCAGAAACCGATGGCTTTCACGCCAAGAATGGCCGGGAGTAAGGCATTCCACAGGGTCATGACCACCAGTCCCAGTACAAGGACAATTACCGCGCCTATCACCAGCCCTTTACCCATACGGTGGCGGCCAAACCCGCGTCCGTGCCCTCTTCCGTGCATATCGAAATCTCTCATGGTGTTTACCTCATTTACAGTGATTGATTATGGCTTGTGATGAGGTAGACGGATAAGGCGGGGAAATATTGCTGGGGAGAATATAAAATTTTTTGTGCTTACGGATTTTAACGCATATCGCTCGCGACGGGTGGGCGCTATGCGTCGCCTCCTGGCACATCATCTCGTACGAAACATTCGTTTAACTAATTAGTCCCTCTAAGGCCAGCTGAATGCGCAGACGGTGGTCAGTGTCCGACTCCATGACGGCTGGCGTGGGAGGAAACGTCGCGTCGTCTGTAGGGGTGATGCCGAGACGCTCGACATTGTAATTCCCGCCTATCTGATCAAGGTCGCTCCCTGCAGCGTAAGCCAGCATGACCGCACGCGCAGCCCAGATAACTTCCCGGTAGGTATTTTCCTGTAGAAGAGTCACAATCTGCTCTGATTAGAGCATCAGCGTGCGCGCGACGGCCTCCTGCTGTTCCTCGGGGTATAACGAGACGAGCGTCGCCTTACGCTCTGCGAGGATGGTCTTCTCATACATCGGGCGCGGCGAGCTGGTTAAGGTCAACAATTGCCATAGCGCTTAACTCAGTGGAATGGTGAGGGAAAAGGACTGACCGCCGGCTGAGCGCGTGCCGATGATATTGACATACAGCCCGCTGCCGGTCTCTGACCACTCAAAGGTAATGGTCGTCAGGCTGATACGCGGTTCCCGTTTCTGGATCGCGGAATAACACGCGGCCATAATCTGCAGGCGCAGCGCCGGGGTCTGCGGCTGGTCAATCATCTGTGACAGGAGCGAGCCGTATTCACGGCGCATTACGCGCGAACAAACTGGCGTAACCAGAATGTCGCGCACGCTTTGCTGGATATGCTCAACCTCAGAGATACTGAGGCCGGTCTGGCTGTTCATTCCCAGATAACGCACCGTCATTGCGTCCCCTTAGTCCAGCTTCCGCCGCTCTGAACGTTGCCGTGTGCGTGGCTATCCACCTGCACGCCGTTTGATTTCAGTGTCCCGCCGGTGTGCTCGATATTCCCGGACATAGTCCCGCCTTTCTGCACTTCGAGCGTGACGGTCGTCAGCTTGTTGGTGCAAACCACCTCCGGCGTATCGAGCGTGATGCGGCTCGACGCTTTCACCACCACCGGTACGGTGGCCGTAATGAGCGCACTGCTTTTGGGTTCGTACTCAATAACCGCCCCGTCAGGAAAGGACACGTGAAGCGCATCAGGGGAGGCAGACGGCACGGGATTGTCATCCGAGAAAATGCCGGCCAGCACAAAGGCCGTATCGAGCTCGCCGCCGATCGCCAGCAAAAGCACCTGCTCGCCAACGGACGGAGCCCACCATACGCGCGAGCGACCGGCGCTACTGGTAAGCCAGTTCAGCCAAGTGGTTTGCATGCCGCCGGTCTGGACACGACAAAGCCCCTCGTCGAGGTCGATGTCAGTCACGATACCGGTGCGAATGAGGTTGCGGATCGCGCGTGCGATTTCCTGCAGAGAATTTAAATTATTCATGGAAGAAGAATCATATAGATGTATTGAAGTATCTATAAACTCGCGTAGTATCAACCACAGAATAATATTAACGCATGAGGCCTTATGACAATTAACCTTAACGAAGATCATTTAATAGCGATAGAAACTTATGAGCAGTGGGCTGAGTTGCGCAATTCCGAAGCCAGCACTACATATGAGGTACTTTACTCTTCTATTTTCATGAGTCATGTAAGTGAAAGAAACTATCAGCAATTAACTAACACACTTCGTCAGTTTGAATCATTTGATATCATTCAAAAACACCTAACGGGTGAGAAAATCCAAAAGGATGAATTCATACAAGTTACTGGCCTTTTTATAAATTACATAGCTTCAGCGATAGCTTTGCGGGATAGCACACGCAACATGTGCAAAGATGAAAAATTCTTTCCGAAAGAATTAAGTGAGCAAGCCGCCTCAAAATTGCAAAGCGAAATAATTTTAAATTCAAACATAAAAGTTATAGAGGACATAAGAAACATTATTACACATCAATCATTAATTGTTCCGGCACTGTCCTTTGTAGTTCGAGAGGGAAAGTTTGAATCAGGCTTTTCTTACACCATAAAACAGCTACTCACTTACGAAAGACTTACAAAAACAACAAGAGAGCACTTAGCAAAAATCAATCACGGGAATTTATACCTGAGACCTCTTATTGAACAATATCATCACGCAACAGCCAATTATCAAAACTGGCTTATAAATGAAGCCTTAAAGAAACATAAAAAGGATAACCAATCATACTGGCAAGTTCGTAATAAAGTATCCGCTGAATGGGGAGGAGATTTAGCACCAGCACCTCCCCTGCCAAAGTCATAGTGAAAGATATGAAATTATCAGAGCTTCAATATATTGCTAATTATCCCCGCTGACCCCAAGTAACTGCCGCTTCGGGTATTGCAAGTCCTGAGCGTGGACGTTTAGACGGTCTTTAAGGCCTAACTGATGGACGCGTGCGATACGCTGCACTTTGCCGGTAAATTCCACCACCGCGCTGTTTTCACGGCCAGTGGCCTTCATGTACCGGCTTGTGCGGAGTTTTTGGAACATCGCCCGTTTAATCCGCCCGTTTTTTGCCCTGAGCGGCTGACGCTTTCTCGCCTGATACGGTGAGCCGTCCGGTGCTTTCTGCAGCTTGATACGTTGCTGTTGCGACTTGCGCAGCTCCTTTGCTATCTCTCCGGCCAGCTTACGGCATGCAGCCGGTGACAGGGCTGCAATCAGACCATTAAGCCGGTCGTCAAAGGGCTTAAATTCACTCATCCCATTTGCTCACCAGTTCGCCGTCGACATAAAGCTCTTTTGGCCGGGTGACGGGCTCCGGCAGCGGCGGCTCAGGTGCATAGCTCACGTGCAGCGCGCCGTTTTCCTCTTTGGTGATGGTGCGCTCGGTGAGCTGCAGGCTGATGCTGATATCGACACTGTCCCCGTCGTTTAAATCCATCTGGAAACGGTAGCCTTTTTTGCGGCCGTCAGGGACAGCGAGGCCGCGAGACGCGCATCGATATTCCCCTCATCGGCAAAGATGCGCATCATTTCGGGGTTTGTTTCAAGCTGCGGGACGGCTTTAATCAGCGCTTCGCGCAGGTTGCGTGCTTTCTTCATCGAGTTTATCCTGACAGTCTTTGACGGTTTCAACCTGCAGTGCGCAGGCGGCGAGCGCGTGCTCAAGCCTGCGAGTATCAGCGCTCAGGTCGCCATTAGTGGCCGGGTCGCTTCCCGGCATCGGGCAATAGACCACCTTCGGGCAGGCGATGTAAACAATGACCGGCGGAGGCGCAACCGCGCGGGTGTGCAGCCAAGCTCAGCGCTATACCAGCGTCGTAGGGTTTCATTCTCATTTATCAGCCTCGTAATGGTTTCTTCGCTCCTCAGTACCTGCAGGACGCGATTTCGCTTAACCCGTTGAAGGGGGCAAATGGTAGTAAGAGTGTCCACAATGTGTCCACACCCTAGCCGCTTTTTATGGCTTTTGGCTGCTAGTAGTAAAACGTGACGCCTTGTCTGGCGCAACTTTCCAGCTACACCAGACATTAAAAAGGCTCCATCAGGAGCCTCTCATTATCAATCAAGCCTGCACCGGCAAACTAAAGCTCGAAATACTCCTGGAGAGCTGCTGCGCCTGCTCTTCCAGGGAAGCGGCGGCGGCGGCGGACTGCTGAACCAGCGCGGCGTTCTGCTGGGTCACGCCATCCATCTCCGTCACCGCCTGTCCGACCTGGCTGATCCCACGGC